GGACTAGAAAAGAAACAAGTGCAACGTCTTATGAAAGAGTTTGAGGTTGAACGATCAGTAGAACTTATACAATCAGAGTACCCTCCTTTATAAGGTTAAATAATAATACTAATAAGAATACTTTATGCTATCTACACAATATCGTTTAAGGTTAACAGCAATCTGTAAAGATATAGGTTCTGGAGTCGAAGTTAGTTTAGAAGATATGATATGGGCAGAGAAATTAGCCAAGGCAAACACTGCTGCTAGAGGCATGCTAAATAGTGCTAGGAGAATCTCTATAGATCCTACCGATTCTTTTCTGAATGAGTTGAACATTGGAGACCCCGATTCAACTCATCATAGAAGGGGTTTCGGAGATCCACAAGATGTGGTAGACTGGTTTCATAATGAAAGGTCTGACGACTGGAGACAGAGAGATTAAAAATTTAATATAATATCATGCTTAATTATCATACTGTGCCTTTGTTCCCATCACCTGTTATTCAAGTGATAGTGGATGATGATACTAGCGAATTACTAGAGTATTCTAGTAAAGATACTACTGTTAGTACTAACCAGAGTAATAGTACTAACCATTATGAAGGAAGAAAATTAGCAGTTTCTTCCAGGATACTAGAAAAATATCCAAAGACTAAACAAATTTTATTAGATACATTCAATTCTGTTGCTGAAGAAGTACTTGGATATGAGAAGAGAGATTATCAAATAACTACATCTTGGATTACGGAAACTAATAAAGGAGAAAATTCTCAACTTCATTCTCATAAGAATAGTTTTTGGAGTTGTGTATATTATTTTCAGGAAGAATACCCTGAAGGAACTGGAGGAATATTATTTGATAATCCCAATACAGAGTTATTTGATTTTTATTATTCTGATAATGATATCGTAGAAAAAAATGAATGGAATTCTAGTACATGTATATTTCCACCACATTCTAAATTACTATTAGTATTTCCAAGTTATCTTAAACATCAAGTATTCACACACGGTCTTGATACGAAAAGATGTTCTCTTGCATTTAATCTTGTACCACTTGGAAATTATGGAATTGGTGATTCACAATATGATACAACATGGGTTACACCATCGTTAGGAGCTTGGAGATAATATCATGCAGACACAACAACCACAAGAACCATTTTTTAATGTTGTTCCTTTATTTCCTTCATCTGTTATTATGGTGAATGTGCCAGAAGATACTAGTGAATTACTAAATCATAATGGTGCACCTGTTATGGCATCTGCTTCTAGTGATCCTACTACAAGAGTTGGTGGTAATCAAGGTGATGCATATTATTGGGGGACAGGATCAGAAGTAAGGGTATTGGAAAGATTTCCTACAACTAAAAAAATTCTATTAGATAAGTTTACTACTGTTGCTGAACAAGCACTTGGATATAAAAAGAAAGAGTATGGAATAACTACATCATGGCTTACTACGAGTAACCGAGGAGAAGGATCTATTAGGCATTGCCATAAGAATAGTTTTTATAGTTGTGTTTATTATTTTCAAGAAGAATACCCAGAAGGAACTGGTGGAATAGTTTTTGATAATCCTAATGTTGATAGGGTTGCTTATTATTTCCAAAATTCTGATATTGATCAAGTTAATCCTAGTAATTCTTTATCATGTACATTCAGACCAGAACCTAATTTAATGTTAGTATTTCCAAGTTACCTTAATCATAATGTATTACAGCATGGTCTTGATACTCAAAGAAAGTCTCTTGCATTTAACGTCGTTCCATTAGGTGCATATGGGGAGCATGATTCTAGTTTTGATTATTCATGGGTTACTCCATCTTTATCTTCTTGGACATCTAAATGAGTGAAGTAGTTTGGTCAATAAATATATTGATCGGAATCCTATTGGTCGCAGTAGGAATAAGTATATACTGGATTTTTAAGTACGATGATTGGTATCCTAACCCCGTTACTGATATCCATGTCCCCAAATCAGATGATACAGGAGACGAGGGATTGGAAAGCAGAGCAGAATAGAACCTCTGTTGCTGACTCTATAAATAAAGCTTTAATAGACATTACAATATACAATGGGTATAATGACACCACCAAGCAGGAAGAGCTGCTACAATTTTCGTGTTACGAAGATCAAGAAGGTTCTGGATGGAGATACCATAGATGTGGTTATCGATTTGGGGTTCGACCTAGCGAAGACGGAGAGAGTGAGAATTGCTGGAGTGGACACACCAGAGAAGAGGACAAGGGATTTAGAGGAGAAGGCACTTGGATTAGATGCGACAAATTGGTTGAAGGAGAAACTAAATGAAACAATTAAAGGTGACCAAGAACTCACTATTAGAACAGAACTTGTGGGTGGCACTGGGAAGTATGGTAGGCTTCTTGGTTGGCTCTATGTTGGCGATTCTGAAGTTTCATTAAACAAGCAAATGATCGCAGAGGGTTATGCTTGGGAATATGATGGTGGAGCAAAGAATAAAAACTTCGAACAATTACGTGAGATACGTAGATCGCATGGTACTATGTAATGGCATCTGATCAGATATATCTTGGTAACCCCCTGCTTAAGAAAGCAAATGTTCAACAGGACTTTACCAAGAAACAAGTAGAAGAATATATCAGATGTAAAGAAGATCCTATTTACTTTGTAAAAAATCATGTGAAGATTGTTTCACTTGATGAGGGTCTTGTACCATTTAAGATGTGGGACTTCCAAGAAGACATCATTACAAAGTTTCATAATAGTAGGTTCAACATTGCAAAACTTCCTAGACAAACTGGTAAGAGCACCACTGTGGTCTCCTATCTTCTTCACTATGCTTTGTTTAATGATAGTGTCAATATTGGTATTCTTGCAAACAAGGCATCTACTGCCAGAGACTTATTAGGTAGACTACAAACTGCTTACGAAAACTTACCGAAGTGGATACAACAGGGTGTTATATCTTGGAACAAAGGTAGCATGGAGTTGGAGAATGGATCAAAGATTCTCGCTGCATCTACTTCAGCATCTGCTGTCCGAGGTATGTCATTCAACATAATCTTCCTTGATGAGTTTGCTTTCGTTCCTAATCACATTGCTGAATCATTCTTTAGTTCGGTTTATCCTACCATTACTTCTGGTCAATCAACTAAAGTTATAATCATATCTACTCCTTATGGTATGAACCACTTCTATAAGTTGTGGACTGATGCTGTTAATGGTAAGAATGGTTACGAATTCTCTGAAGTACACTGGTCTCAAGTACCAGGTAGGGATGCGAAGTGGAAAGAAGAAACTATATCAAACACATCAGAGAGACAGTTTACACAGGAATTTGAATGTGAATTCCTAGGATCTGTTGATACTCTTATCTCTGCTACAAAGTTAAGGTGTCTAACATTTGAAGAACCTATTAGTAGAAGTAAAGGTCTTGATATTTACGAGGAACCAAAGAAAGGATCAGAATATCTAATGACAGTTGACGTTGCCAGAGGTATAGGTGGTGACTATTCTGCTTTTGTGATATTTGATATATCAACTGTACCTTATAGTATAGTAGGAAAATATAGGAACAATGAAATTAAACCTATGCTATTCCCCAATGTTATTAATGATGTGGCAAGAGCATATAATAATGCATGGGTATTATGTGAAGTAAATGATGTTGGTGATACAGTAGCATCTATTCTTAATTATGATCTTGAGTATCCAAATGTTCTTATGTCTGCTATGAGGGGTAGAGCAGGACAGATTATAGGACAAGGGTTTTCAGGAACAAAAACACAGTTGGGTGTTAAGATGAGCATCACTGTGAAGAAACAAGGGTGTGCTAATTTAAAACAAATTGTTGAGGATGATAAACTTCTGTTTAGAGATTATGAGATTCTTAATGAATTAACAACATTCATTCAAAAGAAACAATCATGGGAGGCAGATGAAGGATACCATGATGACCTTGTGATGTGTATGGTTATCTTCGCATGGTTGGTACAACAGGAATATTTCAAGGAGATGACAGACAATGATGTTCGTCAAAGAATATACGATGAGCAGAAAAATCAAATTGAACAAGATATGGCACCTTTTGGTTTTATAACAACAGGTCTGGAAGGTGATGAGGGATTCGTAGATGGTGACGGGAATCTCTGGGAGTACGGGGAAACACAAGAGGACGTATCATACATGATGCCCTATTAGGGTGGAATAGTCAATTAGAATAAATAATTCTAGATTAATATTGGAACCTAGAGGAGTTAAAACATGGCAAGTCAAGTCTCGCCTGGAATCATTCTTAAGGAACGTGACCTATCAAATGCAGTTATTGTAGGTGCATCACAGATAAAAGCGGCTACTGCATCAACCTTCCAGAAAGGTCCTATCGGACAGGTGGTTAATGTAGCATCCCAGAAAGAACTTCTTTCAGTCTTTGGTGCTCCTGTCGAGTCAAATGCAGAAGATTGGTTTGTTGCTTCAGAATTCCTGAACTACGGTGGTAGATTAGCAGTTGTTAGGGCAGCAACTGGAGTAAATAGTGCATCTGCTGCTGGCGGTGCAGTTCTCGTTCAAAACGACGATGACTGGAATGCTGGTACTGGTAACGGAAACTTATATGTTTCACGTACTGCTGGTACATGGGCAAATGACCTACTAGTTGCGGTTGTTGACCGTGGTGCTGATCAGGTAGTTACATTTAGTGCTTCACCTGCTGGTTTATCAGTTGGTGATACAGTAACATTCACAGGTGGTGCAACAGGTATTGTTTATACATGGGATTCTGCTTCAAAGAAAGCAGCGATTGTACTAGACGATCCTTCAACAAGACTTACTACTGCTAATACTCTAGATTCTCCTGACACTGGTGTTGTTTCAACAACCAGTAATTTAGTAGGAGGAACAAATTATGTAACAACTGCTGGTGCTGCCACATCTGGTGGATCAGGAACTGGATTGACAGTTGATGCGGTTGCTGGTACTGGTGCTGCATTAACAACAACCTTAACTGCTGGTGGTACTGGATACGTTACTGCTAATGGTGTAGGTACTACAGGTGGAAACGGATCAGGATTGGTTGTTAACATAACAACTTCTGCTGGTGCTGTTGCAACAGTTGCTATTGCTAACACTGGTGATAATCTTTATCAAGTTGGTGATGTAATAACAATTGCTGGTGGTGGTTCAGATGCTACCTTCACTATTGATACTGTTCAAGGTCAGATTACTGCTATTACAGTTGTTGATGGTGGATCTGGATATGTAGTTGGAGATACTCTTACTATTACAGG